AACCAATACGATGGCAGAACACTTTTAGATATTAACGATGGTGGCTGGGTTGGTATTGCAAATGGTGCAACAGGAGCAGGGGAATTAAGATTATACGAAGATACAGACAACGGAACAAACTATACGGCTTTTAAAGTTGGAACACAATCTGGAGACGTAACTTATACTTTACCCACAGCAGATGCAAGCAGTAGTGGATATGTATTAACTTCAAATGCTTCAGGAACTTTAAGTTGGGCCGCTCAATCAGTTTCAAGTTTAGCAGCAGATGATATTTCTGCTGGTGATGCAGCGGTTACCCTTGGAAATGGTAGTACATCAGCCGATGTAACAATTGATTCAGGAGATGATGTTGTTATCGATGCAGCGGGTGGAAATGTAGAATTTAAAGATGCAGGAACACTACAGCTATCCTTAGATATGGATGGTACAGCCGGTGTCCAAATTATTAAACTCGGTGTTGATTCAGATGACTTAGTATTCCAACAATATGATGGAAGTGAAGTCATGAGAATTAATGATAATAGAAAAGTATGTTTCTATGATGATGGTGGAGAACATATTTCTTCAGATGGAACTGATTTTACCTTTGCATCTGGAAACGATATTAATTTAACAGCAACCACAGATATTAATGTTCCTTCTGGCGTTGGAATGACTTTCGGTGATGATGGAGAAAAAATCGAAGGTGATGGAACTGATCTTACTATTGCTTCAAGTGCTGCTCTTAATTTAACAGCTACAACTGATGTAGTTATCCCAGCAAACGTGGGTATAACATTTGGTAGTGGTGAAAAAATTGAAGGTGACAGTACAGATTTAACAGTCACTTCAGGAGCTAAAATTAATTTAACGGCAACATCAGATGTACATATTCCAAACAATGTTGGAATAATATTTGGTGGAGATTCAGAAAAAATTGAAGGAGATGGTACAGACATGACTATCTCTGCTAATAATTTAACTATAGATGCAGCGGCTGATGTTACGATAGATGCTGGCGGTGCGGATATTAAATTTGCTGATGATGGTACAAATCTTTTAGGTTTTGCTAATTCATCTAGTGATGTAGTAATTAAACCATTAGTAGATGCTAAAGATATTATTTTCCATCAATACGACGGTACTTCTATTTTAGAAATTAATGATGGTGCTTATGCAAAATTCACAGCAGCAGCTGTAGCTCCAGAAGCAACTCTAACTGATGGTGCAACAGTTTCATGGAATGCATTAACACAGCAAGTTGCAAAAGTAACTTTAGGTGGAAACAGAACATTAGCTTCTGCATCTTCAGGAGTGACAGGAGAATTTATTTCTCTATTAGTCATTCAAGATGGTACAGGGTCCAGGACTGTAACATGGAACGCGGCGTACGAATTTGCCTCGGACACAGCCCCAACTTTGACAACTACCGCAGATAAGGGTGACTTATTTGTATTTAGGTACAACGGAAGTAAATGGTTAGAAGTAGGAAGGAATTTAGCGTTAACGCTATCATAATATGTTTGCATTAGTAGAAGACGGATCAATAACAAAATACTTTAGTGGTAATCGTGGGATTACCCTTGGAAGTAATCAATACCCAAAAGCTATATTCACTTTATGGACTAAGTCAGAAAGAGAAGCGATTGGCATTTATGAAGTCGTTTGGGATAACTCGAAGAAAAAAGATGAAGCTTGGTATATTAATACTAATGTTTCTTATGCTTTTGCAGGCGGTAAAGTTACCGCTTCGTATGGAGATGCAACGGCTAAAGCTCATGCCGATACTTTATACACAGCAGAAGATGAAAGTAATGGATTAGGTACTGAAGGCGAAGTTAAAGTTGAAGGATTAAAAACAATTAAAATTAGAGAAGTTAAAAAACAAGCTGCTCAAGAATTAGCAAGAACAGATTGGTATATACTTAGAAAAGCAGATGCAAATACAGCGATACCTTCGGCCATTACGAATCACCGTGCAGCGGTTCGAACAAAGTGTGCATCAATGGAAACATCTATTACTAATGCATCTAACACAGCTGCTATCGAAACTTTATATACTTATGTTAATACGGCGGATGAAGGTGATCCAGTTGTAATAGAAAGACCCTTGGGTGAACTACCAACGTTGGAGGTTTAATGCCGATAACCGTTTTAGGTGGAACTAAATTAGCAGATACAGGATACGATGTCGCTAATTCTGTCAGATTTAATGATGGAGATAGTCCAAGTTTAAGAAGAACCATTCCGGATGATGAATCATCAACTGGAAGTAGAGTTCTATGGACTTTTTCAACTTGGCTTAAAAGAGGAGTTCTTGGTACACAGCAAGCCATTTTTGGTAGTTATCAAAATTCAAATTATCATACCGTTATAGAATTTAATACCAGTGATCAATTAAATTTTTTTGATGAATATAATGGAAGTAAAAATGGTCAAAGAACAACAAGCCGTGTCTTCCGAGACTGTAGTGCGTGGTATCATATAGTTTGTATTTGGGATAAAGATAATGGCACCGATGCTAATAAAATGAGAGTCTATGTTAATGGTGTAGAAGAAAGTGCTTTTGGAACAAATAGTGTTCCTTCAAATGGGTGTACTTTAGGTGCAGACGATCAAGATATGTCTATTGGAGAAAGAGAAACCGTGGGTCAAAATTTTGATGGTTATTTTGCAGAAACTTTTTTTGTTGATGGAACAGCTTATGCTGCAAGTGTATTTGGGGAATTTGATGAAGATTCTCCGACTATATGGAAGCCAAAGGATTGTTCAGATGATTTGACTTTTGGAACGAATGGTTTCTGGCTTGATTATGAAGCCAGTGGTAATCTAGGAAACGATGCCAATGGTGGCACAGACTATACAGAAGCTAATCTAGCCGCAGCAGACCAGAGCACGGACTCGCCCACAAACAATTTTGCAACAATGAATCCTTTAGATAATTATTATCCAGCTTCAACTTTTTCAGAAGGTAATTGTAAAGTTGTTCAAGGAGGTAGTGCTTATGCTTGGAATTTATCTACAATAGCAGTTACCGCTGGGAAGTGGTATGCAGAAGCAAAATTAACAACAAGTGGAGCTTATGCTCTTGTAGGAATAACAGATCAATCTCCTGTGCGAAAACTAACTGACGTACTTGGTAGTGATGCTTATGACTATTCAATTTATCAATATAATGGAGATTTATTTAATAATGCTGGTACAGATCCATCAAATGATGACGCAAATTATGCAGCTTCTTATGCAAGTGGAGATATAATAGGAATAGCTTTGGATTTAGATAATAATAAAATATATTTTTCAAAAGGCGGTGCATGGTCTGATGGAGCAGGTTCATGGGGTAGCACAACTTTTGCCGATGATACAGGAGATGTATCTATTACAGCAGCAGCAAGTACAGGAAATGGTAATTATTTTTTTGCTAGTGGAGATTATCAAAGTGCATCACAACCGACTTGGGAGTGGAATTTTGGGGGATGTCCACCAAATACCATTTCATCAGGAAACGCAGATGGAAATGGTTACGGCAATTTCGAGTATTCCGTGCCTTCGGGTTTTTATTCGTTGTGTACGAAAAATTTAGGAGCTTACGGAGGATAAATGGCAGTTTATACAACAATAGACGATCCAGAAGCATATTTTCAAACAGTTATTTGGACAGGTAATGGAAGTGACGATCGTGCAATAACTTTACCTGGTGATACTAATATGCAACCAGATTTGGTTTGGGTCAAGGGTAGAACAGATACATATCGTAATGCTTTATTTGATGCCGCTAGAGGTGCAACAAAATATGTTGAAAGTGATACTAATACTGCTGAACAAACTGGTGCAACATTTTTAAAATCATTTACTAGCGATGGTTTTACATTAGGTACTGGTGGTAGAGTTAATGCCAATACAGAAACCTATGCAGCTTGGTGCTGGAATACACAAGGTGGTTCTGGTTCTTCTAATACTGATGGTTCAATCAATACAACAACAACTTCTGTTGGACAGACACAAGGATTTTCAATTATTACATACACAGGAAATGGTACTGCTGGTGCAACAATTGGTCATGGATTAGGTTCAGTTCCAAAAATGTTAATTGTTAAAAGAAAAAATGATACTGGAAATTGGGGTGTTTATCATGAATCTATTGGTAATACTCTTAGATTATATTTACAAGATGAATCTGCAACAAGTGATGGTAATTGGAATAATACTACTCCAACTTCTTCTGTTTTTACGATTGATGATGGTGCTGTAGTAAATAGTTCATCTGATACTTACATAGCCTACTGCTTCGCAGAGAAACAAGGCTATAGCAAGTTTGGAGTATATTCTGGAAATGGAAATGTCGATGGCCCATTTATTTTTTGCGGCTTTCGCCCAGCTTTTGTATTATGTAAAAGAACTGATGCAGCTGATTTTTACTGGAATATTATAGATAATAAAAGAAATACTTATAATCCAGTAGGTAAAGCATTATTCCCAAATGTTGATGAAGTTGAAAATGATTATACTAATTTTGCAGACTTTTATTCAAATGGTTTCAAAATAAGACATACCAGTAATGGTTCTAATAATTCAAGTGGAACTTATATCTATATGGCTTTCGCAGAAGCACCATTCGTCAATTCAAATGGAGTACCTTGTAACGCGAGATAATTATGCTACAGAAAATTAACATAGCTCCAGGATTTAATAAACAAGTTACCGCAACCGGTGGCGAAGGCCAATGGGTAAGTGGTGACTATGTGCGTTTTAGATACAATTCACCTGAGAAAATAGGAGGTTGGTCTCAATTAGGAGATAAAACGATTACAGGCAGAAACACGGCTTTACACCATTTTGTTAATGCGAGTGGTATTAAGTATGCTGCTTTAGGAACAAACCGATTTTTATATGTCTATTCTGGGGGAGCTTTTTATGATATAACTCCTCTTAAAAGTACGACAACATTAACCAGTGCATTTACAACAACACAAAGTTCAACATCTGTCACGATCACGTTTGCAAGTTCTCACGGAATTAGCAAAGGGGATATTGTTCTTTTGGATAATTTTACTGCTATCACCGATTCTGATTTTAGTTCTGGTAGTTTTGACGATTACAATTTCATGGTCACAACCGTACCATCCGCTACAACGATTACGGTCACGATGGGATCAGCAGAAACAGGATCAGGCGCCACTACATCCGGAGGCATAAGAGTAAGACATTATTATTCTATAGGACCTGCCGTTGAAGCATCAGCAGCGGGTTTTGGATTAGGTCTTTGGGGTGGTATTAAATTAGGTGTTGGAGAATCGACACTTGATGGAGCACTCACAAACTCTTCAACCAGCATTGTACTAGATGATTCAGCCTCGTTCCCTGCTACTGGAACCGTGGTCATCGATGACGAGCGTATTGCTTATACATCTAATACTTCAGGTACAGAAACTTTATCAGGACTTACAAGAGGATCCGATAACACAACCGCAGCTTCACACTCAGACGGAGCAACGGTTAAGGATGCTTCAGACTATACGAAATGGGGTGCATCGCAAACAGGAGATATTATTACAGCTCCAGGTGTATGGTCTTTAGATAATTATGGAAATAAACTCATTGCAACGATTGTTGATGGTGCAACCTTTGAATGGGATTCAGATGCAGATAGTGCTACATCTACACGAGCTACGATTGTGGCGAATGCACCGACGGCAGCCTTACAAACTTTAGTATCAACACCCGACAGGCACTTAGTGTTTCTTGGAACAGAAACAACGATTGGAACAACATCGACACAAGACGACATGTATATTAGATGGTCGGACCAAGAATCAATTAATGCTTCAACCTCATATACGCCTTCAGCAACCAATACTGCCGGTACACAAAGACTGGCCGATGGAACACGAATTGTAGCAGCGATCAGAGGCCGTGATGCTATTTACATTTGGACCGATACTTCTTTATTTGTTATGAGATTTGTAGGAGCACCTTTTGTATTCTCCTTTCAACAGGTGGGAACGAACTGTGGACTTGTAGGAAAAAATGCAGCTGTCGAAGTCGATGGTAATGCTTACTGGATGTCAGAAAATGGTTTCTTTAGATATACAGGTAAACTGGAATCG